TCCCTCGTCGGCGTCCTGCCCGAGGAGGCCTTCCGCGACTTCACGGCGCAAGGTTTCGAGGGCGTCATGGTCAAGGACACCTCCGCCCCTTACACGCACGGCGTCCGTTCCGCAGCTTGGCAGAAACTCAAGGCCTCCGACACCGTGGACGTGGAGGTCGTGGACGTCGTCGAAGGTAAGGGCAAGTGCGCCGGCATGGCCGGGCATATCGTCGTGCGCCTTGGCCGTCGTTACGTCAACGTCGGCACGGGCATGAGCAACGCCACCCGCCGCGATCTGCTCGCCCGCCGTGCCCAGGTCATCGGCCAGACCGCCGAGGTCGCCTTCCATTGCGTCACCCCCGACGCCTCCCTCCGCCACCCTTCCCTCGTCCGCATCCGCGGCGACAAGTAATCTCCCCCAACCCACAAACGCACATGAACCAAGCCCCCATATCATTCATCAAAGCCGTCGATGGTCGCGTCCTCACGCTGACCCGACCCATCCTGCCCCACGCCGCTCGTCGGCTCGTCTCGGTGCTCCCGCAGCTGAACGCCCTCAACACGGCCGGCAAGTCTCAGGCCGATGCGGCCGAGGCCCTCAACGTCTCCGTCGGCGCAGTCCGCGCGTGGATCGCCCTCGCCGGCATCTCCTGGTCGAACCTCAACCGCCGCGGCCCGTACGCCAAGCGCAACAAGTAAGACAATGCCCTACAAAAACGATATGTCGAAGCCTCCGAAATCATTCGAGGAAATCAGTATCCTGATGGTAGAGCACCGTATGGGCGGTGATTGCGTCAGGCTTATGTTTCCTAACGGATACGGAGCGAGCATCGTCCGTTTCAACGGATCGTATGGATACGAGGAAGGTCTATGGGAGGTTGCAGTTATGACCGAGAACGGCCCTTGCTACGACACGCCCATAACCAGCGATGTAATCGGCTATCAGTCTGAAGCCGAAGTCGTTGAACTCTGCCAGCAAATCTTCGACCTGCCTGCCCGTAATGCCTGACCCTTCCCACCGACCCTACCAACCCATGACCACAGAAGAAGAAGTGAAACACACGGCCAGCACGCGCATCCTCCAGCACACCGCCGCCGCTATCGGCTGCTTCTGCATTGATGCCTATCTGTCCTCGACCCCCTGGGCGTCTGTCGTCCTTTGGGTCATCGCGGCAGGCTGCTTCGTGACCATTGGTTACCTGACCGGGGTAATCCGTATGGCTGAAAAACTCACCGACAACAAATAACCCATGACCATAATCCGACCCGACTCCCTCCCCCGCTTCTGGTGGCTCTACCCCTGGAGCATGGCCCGTCAGTTGCACCGCAACTGCAACGCGCTGCGCGCCCTGTGCGACCGCCAAGACGACGTGATCAGAAGCAAGGCAAGCCACCGCCCCCGCTGGTCCATCTGGATGGTCGGCCAGCCCGGGCCTGACCGCCGGTATCTGTTCGTCGATAACGACGGCCAAGTCGAAAAGCACCTCCAAGGCATCAAGTTCGGAACGAAGATTCACTCTTCCGAAGTTGGCGTCACGTCCTTCAATGACGCCGATGAAGCCATCGCCTTCTGTGAAGACCTCAACAAGAGGGAACGCAACCGATGAGCCCAATCCCATACAATGGAGACGGCGGCTACATGTCTAAGCACGACGTCATCAAGAGCATGGCTGCAGAGATTGAAATGCTTCGAGAAGAACTCCGAGTCAGCAATGAGATGAAGTTCAAGTATATGGACGACTGCGTTAAGCAGATGGCCGAGAACTCTCGCCTTCGTAACTGTCTTCATAAGGAAGTCCAAGCGCTGCATGGGCCTTACGCATCATGGCATGACCCTAAGGAGGAGCGCCGCAAATGAGTTCCTTCCAGCACCTCGACGGGATGGCCGCCCTGCTCTCCGAGCTCTACGAAATCAACGAGCGCATCATGTGCGGCGACATCGTCTCGGCCAAGGCCGCCATCAAGTCCCAGCGCATGACGAAACTCCTCCGGCATTACCACGAAGCCCTCTCGGAAGACGGGGCCGTGGCCATCAGCCTGGACGTCTTCGTGGCGGCCGGCGGATGGGTCGGCATCACCTACTCCTACCAACTGAGCGACGGCTTCGTGATCTCCGGCTCCCAGACCCCTCGCCGCGTATGAGCAAAGACTTTAAAATCTGGTGGCATAGGGAGGGAAGCGGAATGCCTCCGCTTAAGGGCGAAGAAGCCTGCGAACACGTTGAACGCGTCAGCGCTATCGCTTGGGCTAACGGCGCATACAAAGCGACCGAAGCGCTAGAATCCGAGAACGCCCGCCTCAAGGCCGAGGTCGAGCGGCTCCGTAAGGCTTGGGATGCGATGGCTGACATCGATTCATGCTTTGATGGTAATACCCCAATCACGCAGGGAGTCGGGTCAGTATTCAAAATTGTTAAACGATGGAAAGACGCTAACAAAATATAATTATGAACAAAGAAATCATACGATATCAAGAAATGCTAATTCAATGTGAAGCCGACTTTATTATGGTTCAGAAAGAGCGTGATGCTTACCTTAAACTAATCGCAAAAATTAAGAAGATATCCATCAACAAGGCACGAAAATGGGCTGACTGGAACGCCGCCAAGGAGGGCAAGCAGCCGTGAGCGAGCCGAAGCGATACGGCATTGACCCGAAGTATTGCTCCATCGAGGAGTTTGAAGATGGACAGTATGTGTCCTACGAGGACTACGCCCGCCTCAAGGCCGAGGTCGAGCGGCTCCGCAAACTGTTCGCCGACACGGAACGCCTGATGCTCCTCGACGGCGAGTATGAAGCCGCCAAGGTCGGCACCTACGCCCGCCTCAAGGCCGAGGTCGAGCGGCTCCGCAAGGCGGGGGATGCGGTCTGCGAGTCTCCTTATCTATGGGAAGACGACCCCGCCGTGATTGCGTGGCGAGCCGCCAAGGAGGGCAAGCAGCCATGACCCTCAACCAGCGCTTCTCCGTCGTCGCCCTGCTCCTGCTCGGCCTCTCCGCCCAGGCTAAGTCGGATGCGGCCTTTCTCTCCGCCGTTGCCGAGGTCGAGTCCGGGCACAACCGCAAGGCCATCGGCAAGGCCGGTGAACGTGGTATGTATCAGGTCGGCAAGGAGGCATGGGACGACGCTAACGAACGGCTAAAGCGGGAAGGCCACTACCACTACCAGTTCAGCAAGTGGCGCAACCCGACCGCCCAGGACATGATCGCGTCCGCCCACCTACGCACCATCCGCGACCACTTCGCCCGCATCGGCATCGTCGCCCCGTCCCCCGAACAACTCGCCCTGGTCTGGAACGTGGGCTGGTCGGGCGCGGTCGAACGGCGCTTCAAGCCTAACGACTACGCCCAGCGCGTCGGCAATTTATTCCGCTCGCAAAAGGCTTTGACCCGCTGAAACCTTCGACCGTGGCGCACATCATCATCGCAGTAGACCCCGGTCAGTCTGGCGGCATCGTCTGGTCCAAGACCGGCGAGCCTGAAATCTACGCCGACAAGATGCCACCGACCGACGTGGAGGTCTGCCAGTATATCGCTGACGTCTCGCTTAAGGCTAAGGACGTGGAGCTCTTCCTTGAGGAGCCTTCCGTCGCCGGCTACGGCCCGAAGATTCCCGCCGCCTCCATCGCCCGCCTCGCTCAGAATTACGGTATGATCTACGGCGCCGCCGTCGCCATGGGTTGGAAGATTCACCGCGTGAAGCCCCAGGCGTGGCAGGCCGCCCATTCCCTGGGCAAGAAGAAGGACCACGGCAAGGGCTGGAAGAACCACCTCAAGGCCCGTGCGCTGGAACTGTACGGCAGCCGACTCGATATCACCCTCTGGAACGCCGACGCGGTCCTGATTTACGATGCCGCCCAGCGTGGCGCCATCAACTGACCTTTCCCAACCTATGAAGAAAACCTCCATCAAGAACATCCCCGAGGCTCAGGCCTACGCTGTCATTCCGGGCACGCGCTACATCCTGCTCCCCGACGGCGTCCTCGCCAAGCCCCTGACCAGCACGCTCAAGCCGTCCGGCCCCGCGTACAACATCGTCATCGACGGCAAGGTCCGCCAAGTCCCGCTCTCCGTCCTCCAAGAGTCCATCGGCAAGGCCGACATCCGCGACCTGATCCGCAAGGACTGACCTCCCCTTTCCCTATGCCTAAAGAACCCACCCCCACCAACACCGCGACGGCCGACCTGGTCGCCGCCCTCGCGCAGCTCGACAACGTCAAGGCCAACAAGGTCGTGAAGGCTAACTTTACCGCAAGGTATGTCAGTCTCGACGCGCTGCTCGATGCCGTGAAGCCGGTCCTCCTCGACCACAACCTCGCCTTGATCCAGACGCTCGTCTCCCAGGAGGGCAAGATTGGCGTCTCCACCGCCTTCCTGCACACCTCCGGCGAACGCTTCGATTTCGGCACGCTCCTCATGAAGGCCGAAGGCCTGACCGCTCAACAGGTGGGCGGATTGATAACTTATGCGCGTAGGATGTCAGTCAGCACCGCCTGCGGCATTAGTGTGGACCTAGATGACAATGGTTCTGAGGCCTCTGGCATCCGATCTGCGGCCATTTCTAACGTCGCCCCTGCCTTCTCCCCCACCCCTCGCCCCCTGACCAAATGAGCGACCCTAAGCCCTTCGACCCCTTCGACCCCATCTCCGCCGCCATGGGGGCCTTGCACGGCCAGAACCTCCTCGCCGCCAAGGACGCCCGCATCAAGCAGCTGGAGGAACGCTTGGAGGCAATGCGCGAGGCCGGCGACCAGCTCTGGTACTGCGTCCGCCACGCCCAGCGCGTCCACGCCGAGGAGCTCATCGACGCCGTGGAGGAATGGCAGGAAGCCCGCAACCATGGCTGAGACTCCCAAGGGCATCGAGAAGATCGCGGCGACCATCCGAGGTCAGTACGCCCTGCTCCTCCTCCTGGACGGCTACCCTTACGTCGAACTGACCGCCCGTAAGCACGCCGACTTCCTCACCGACCTCAACGCCTGGAGGCGCAAGACCTACCCGTCACTCTCACGCTCCGTCGTCCGATTCTTTACGCTCGCTCCGAGCGGGGAGATTAAAGAACTTACCTTCACCAAATGACGAACCGCGAATATCTCAGGAACCTCCTGACGCAACTAGCCGGCGAACTGGCCACCCTCCGCCCTAACTCTTTTGAGGGCATCGCCGGTGATGCCAACGCGCTCGCCGAGTCCATCATCGCCGTCAACAACGAGCTCGACGCCCTGGACGCCGACAAGATCGAGGAGGCCTATCACGTCAAACCGATCTACGACCGCATCAAGGCCGTCATCGCCCATGAGCGCGTCCTCCGCAATCAGCTCGACCGCATCGCCCTCGCCGCCGACAACGCCATCGACCTGTGCAACCTCCTTTCGGCGCACGTCGAAGAGCACAACCCGAGCGACGACGACGCCTCACTCTGACCCTTTCCACCAAACGCACACCATGCCCCAAATCCACGACCGCAAAGAATACCGCGCCTTCCCGGCGCTCAACCAGTCCGCCGCCAAGGTGCTCGTCGCCAACTCGCCGGCGCATTATCAGGCTTATATCAACACGCCCCAGGAAGAGACCAAGGCCCTCAAGTTCGGCACGTTCGTTCACGCGGCCGTCCTTGAACCGCAGACTCTCGACGACCTCTACGCCACCGCCCCGGATGTGGATCGCCGCACCAAGGACGGTAAAGAGCAGTGGGCGGCCTTCGCCACGGCCAACGCTGGCAAGACCATTCTCGACGCGGAGGAGTCGGCCATCGGCCATCTGGTCGCCGCTCATGCCCGCCTTGCGCTGAAGACCCACGGCGTGGAGTTCGACGCGACCGAAGTCATGTACCATGTGGACTACTGCGGCGTCCCGCTCAAGGCCGCCATCGACGGCGTCTGCGGCGACTACCTCTGGGACATCAAGACCACCGATGACGCTTCGGCTGCGGGTATGCTCAAGGCTATCCGCAACTACCGCTACAACCTCCAGGCCTACTGGTACCGTCTCGTCTACGAGCTCGCCACGGGCCGCCGCCCTCTCGGCTTCCGCTTCCTCTTCGTCGAGAAGGAACCGCCCTTCGCCACCGCCGTCTGCGAGATCGGCCCCGACCTGATGTCCTACGCCGTCTCCGATTTCGAGAAGGCCATCACCCTCTACAAGGAATGCAGCGCCTCCGGCGTCTGGCCGTCCTACCCGGAGGAAGTCCAGGTCATCGACATCAAGTCCACCACCACCGCCGCCCCTATCAACTTCGCCTAACATCATGAACCTAATCAAAGTAACCCGCTACAACGGAAACCACGACGTCTGCTACGTTCGCGTAGACACCATCACCGGCGTCGCCCACTACTCGCCCGACAAGTGCACCATCATCTACGATGGCAGCGACAGCGCTTACTATGTCAGCGAATCGGTGGAACAGGTTCTGGCCATGATGAAGAAAGGCCTCCCTGCTAACTACATCAACATCATCACTCCGTCCGAATCCGCCTAACATGGAACCCAACAACGAAAAGACCCCGCTCACGAACATCAGCCAGAACGGGACGTACAAGCTGAAACTCATCCGCCCCAAGGGCACGGACAAGGTCAAGGTCTGGGAAGACGGCACGTCCTCGTGCCGCCTGTTCTTCCTCGACGACAAGGGTTTCTGCCTGAGCAAGAACTTCTCCACCAAGTACGGCAAGGCGCTCGCCATGCTCGTCGGCAAGTTCTCCGGCAAGTTCACCAACGAGATTAGGCTCGACGCGACTCCCGCCGAGTTCCTGGAGTACATCAGCCCCGCGTGCGGCCAGACGCTGCTCGTCGGCGTGGAGGTCGAACCGAACGGCGAGTGGCAGGGCAAGCCTCAGTATAAATACAAAATCTCGTACCCCCGCGGCTCCCAGAAGCCCACGGTCGCCGAGCCCACCCCTGACAACCCGCCCTTCTGATGGACAACCATCTCAAGCTGCGGGAAGCCCTCGTCGAGGCCCTGCTGAAAAACCCTGACATCAAACTGCGCCGCGTCAGGCGCAAGGTGAAGATGTCCGGGCGACAGACCCGCATCGCCGCCCGCATCGCCAAGGCCTTGCGCAAGACTAACGAGGCCGCCGCCTAATGGAACCCATGTCCGCCCCGACTTTAGTTCTGGTGAGCGGGTTCGCAAGGGCCGGGAAGGACACCCTCGCGGAAGGCATCCTTGAATGGTCCCGCCGCCCGTCACGCAAGACGTCCTTCTCTGCCCACCTCAAGGACGCCGCGAACGACTTCCTATGGTCCCTTAATCTGGAAGGCGATTTCCATAACGAGGCCTTCAAGGTGAAGCACCGCGATCTCCTCGTCACCATGGGCAAGTTCGCCCGGTCAATGAACCCGGACGTCTTCGCCGAGAACCTCGCCCACTTCGTCCCGATCCAGATGGGCCCCGATGAGGTCGCCCCCGAGACGGTCGTCGTTTCCGACTGGCGCTATATCAACGAGCTGCGGGTCTCCCAGTCCATCCTCTGGAACCTCGGCTGGAAGGTCCGCACCGTCTACGTCGCCACCGCCGGCGTCGGCCCCGCGAACGACGAGGAACTCGACAGCATCTGCGAGATTAAGCAGTTCCATTCCTTCGACCAGGAGTTCGTCTTCGCGCCTAACTCCCGCCAGTGCATCCTCGCCGAAGGGCGTCATCTGGCCAAGACGTGGAATCTCTGATCGTGGAAGAGCCCATGTCCATGGAGGAGACCATTGCATGGGCCAAGGGCATCGGCATTTCCGCCGAGCGCGTGGCCTTCCTCCTAGCCTGTCCCAAGTATACCCGCACCGGGCGAAAGGACCAGCCAGCCTACATCAAGACCGACAACCCGAACCACCACCTCCAGAAGCAGGGCGACTGCTGGTGGCTGCGCATCCGCCGGCGCAAGACCGACATCGTCCATAACCTGGGCAAAGACCTCGAGACCGCCCGCCGTCACCGCGACGAGATGCTCGCGGCCTATGACAAAGGCGAACCTATCCCGCACCTGACCAAATGAGCAAGCTGACCAAGTTCATCTACGCGTCCGACTCGCACGGCGACATGGCCGACCCGGAGGCCTTGGCCGCTCTCTACGAGTTCACCAAGGACTTCGGCGGAAGCAGCGTCCTCAAGATCGCCGGCGGCGACCACTACGACTTCCGCTCCCTCCGCAAGGGCGTAGGCACGGACAAGGAAGGCGCTGAGTCGCTCCAGGCTGACATCGAGGAGGGCAAGGACTTCTTCACCCGCTGGCGGCCTAACGTCTGGCTCTGGGGTAATCACGAGCACCGCCTCGACGCCGCCCAGGGCTCAGGCTCCGCCCTCGTCCGCGACTACTGCCAAGGCGTGAAGGACCACATCAACGCCCACGCCCGTAAATGCGGCGCCAAGACCATCCTGCCATACCACGCCGACAAAGGCGTCTTCCGTCTGGGGGCTGTGACGATGGTGCATGGCTACGCCCACGGCGCCAACGCCACCGTTCTCCAAGGCCTCCACTACGCCCCTTACGGCGGAGCCCTCATCCACGGCCATACCCACAACCTCGCCAGCATCGCCCTGACCAAGCACGGGGGCGGCAACGCCTTCTCAGCTGGATGCCTATGCCGTAAAGATGAGATGACCTATAGCGCTCAGAGACTGGCGACTGCACGATGGGGCTCCGGCTTTGTCGCGGGCTTCGTCACCGCCGGCGGAGACTACAAGGCATGGCTCGTCCACAAGATGGGCAGTCAATGGATTTGGACGAAAGACCTCAAGACCTTCACGCCTTAAACTCATGCCCAAGTCCCGCAAGAAGATGCTCTACACCCGCGTAGGCAACGACCCGGTCCTCCTCGCCGTCATGGCCGAGATTAACCGCAGCGCCGTGAAGCCCCCCAAGGGTTACCTCACCCGCGATCAGTGGGCGGCCAAGTGGAAACTCAAGGCCGGCCACACCGCCAGCATCTACATCAAGAAGGCCATGTCCATCGGCGCCCTGGTCAAGGTCCGCTACCGCGTCCTCATCGGCAAGAGCAACCGACTCCGCGCCGTGGACCACTACGGCCCGCCAATCGCCAAGCGTTAAAACATTTGACCAAGCCGACGCACATCGGCAAACCCCACCTCCCTCCCTATGCCTCTCCTATCATGATCCCGACGAATAACGTCGCCGCGGAACGCCACCTTATCGGCGTCCTCCTACGCGAAGCCCTCCCCTTCCCGCCCGACCTCAAGGCCTCCGACTTCTTCGAGCCCGCCCACCAAGACATCGTCGGGGCCATCCTCTCGCTCGCCGTCGACGGCATCACGGCTGACGAACTGACGGCCACGCAGAAGCTGCGCGAGATGAAGTCGCCGGTCGAGGCCGGCACCGTCTCGCTCCTGGTCAGTGACTCAGGCTCATCGACCTATCGGCAGGAACATGTCGACCTGATCACGAACGCCGCCCTTCTCCGTCAGGCCTCCGACATCGCCGCACGGGCGACTAACCCAGACGCCCTGCTCGACCACTATGCCCGCCTCGCCGAACAGCGCAAGGCCTCCAAGCGCGAGAAGGACACCGGCGAATGGTTCGACCTCGACGCCCTCGACGCCTTCAACCCGCTTGAAGACCAGACCGTGCTCGTCGGCAAGGCCCGCCGCTGGCTATGCCAAGGTTACGCGGTATCCATCGTCGGCTTCTCCGGCACGGGTAAGTCCTCCCTGATGATGCAGATCGCGACGTCATGGGCCTTGGGCCAATCCGTCTTCGGCCTGACTCCCGTCCGCCCGCTCAGGACGCTCATCCTCCAAGCTGAGAACGACGGCGGCGACATCGCCGAAGCATGGCAGGGCTCGACGTGCAAGATGACCGACACCGAGAAGACCAGGCTAAAGGAGAACATCGCCATTGTCCGCGACACCAAACACATCGGCACGGCCTTCCCAGATTTCCTTGAGAGCCTTATCGTCCGCCATCAGGCCGAGGTCGTATGGATTGACCCGCTGCTCGCCTACGCAGGCTTCGACATCGCCGACCAGTCCCTGACCACCGATTGGCTACGCACGCAAGTCGACCCTGTCCTGAAGCGAACCAAGTGCGCCATGATCTACATGCACCACACCACGAAGCCCAAGTCGGCCGATGACCTGGACACCATGACGCCCTCTCAGCTCGCATACCTAGGAGCGGGGAGCGCAGAGTGGGTGAATTACAGTCGAGACGCGGGGTTTTTGTATCGTACCAAGGGCGAGCCCGCCCGGTACAAGTTCGGCTTCTCCAAGCGGGCCTCGCGCTGCGGCCTTCAGGACATGGACGGCAACTGGGCCAAGTCCGGCTTCGTCTACCTCCAACACTCTCCCGAGGCCAAGGTGCTACGCTGGGAGTACGCCCCGACCGCTGGCTCCGACCCCGCCCCCAAGCGTACCGATTCCAGCCCCGCCAAGGGGCCTAGGAGCCGTCCTGACTACGTCTGAGGGGTAGGACACCCCTGACCGCCCTAAATGACCCCTCAGCCCTCTAATCATGACCTCGTCGCTAGGGTATGCAACTCCGTCTACCCTAGGGTAGTTATTTATACTTCTACCCCCTATGCTGGCGCACGGGGGAAGATAAATAATATTCAGGCCGCACCTTCCCGAGTTAACGCCCCATGCCCCGGATACTGACCGACAAGCAACGGGCCTACCTCGCCCTCAGGCGCAAGATATCCGAGCGGCGCAAGTGGCTCTGGAAGCACAAGCACAAGACCATGGAGAAAGGCCGCGTCAAGGCGACCGCTGAGGCCACCGAAATCAGAGACAAGGCTAAGACCTACCTCCTTGAGACCGTAAGAGATTGGCCGGCAACCCTGACACCCGCGCAGCTCGACGCCCTGCTCCTGGACATCCCTTATACCCGCAAGGGTAAGAAACGCCGCAAGCGCCGAGACTCCCTGATCCGCCGGCTTAGGCTTCTCGGACTCATTGAATATATCCCAAGGAGGAATACTTGGGTGAACCTTTGCACCTTGATACCGAGAGAAGATGGGCAACCTAAACCGTAATGGCGAAACAACTGCACGACCTTGAGGCTCCTCATAAGGATGCCCGGTCGTTCGATGCCTGGTACTTCTCCCTGCCTAAGGCCACGCAGGACAAGATGCGGGAGGCGGGCGTGCTCCCTTACCGCGAGATGGTCCAGCCCCGCCGCGTCTGCGAGGTCCAACCTTGGCGCCGTATCTGGAACTCGACCGAGCAAGAGCAGCGCGTGGAGACGGATTCGTTCATCAGTAGGGAACACGTCGGCGCAATGCTCAAGGCCTTCATAGATGCCCTGGCTATGACCGATGAGTATAGCGTGCGTCGGCACGTCGAGCTCGTCAGATGGGCGCTCGACCTACCCGGCTGTCTGCCCGCGCCTGACATCGCCCGCATGTATGACGTGAGCAAGCAAGCGATCCACAAGCGGGCCAAGCTCATGCGTGAGCAGTTCACCCCTGACGCCCTGGGCGCATGGACCGGCGAATACGAACGGACGGAAGCGCAGCTCGACGCGGCGAAGAAACCGACGAAGAAGGCGAAAAGAAAGGGAAAGCGATGAAAACGCCTGCAAATAGGGGGTGGGAAGGAATCTATTCCCCTTGGCCGTTTGCGTGCGTGGCCTGCCACAGCCTGCTTTTAACACGTGTCTCGTTGACACAAAACCCCCGTTTAAATGGGCCAGCCTGAAGCCCTGACGACCAAGGCCTTGGCCGCGGCGTTGGGCGTAAGCGTCCAGCGCGTCGGCGTGCTTCGCCGCGAAGGGATGCCAACGGACAGCGTCGAGGCGGCGACTGCGTGGCGGGATGCCCGGGCGGCCGAGCGTGCCGCGTCTGCTCCCGTGCCAGTGGTCTCGACCTCGCTCGATGACGGCACGATCCAGCAGCGCATCCATCGGCAGAACGTCCTGGTCAGCCGAGCGCGTGACGTCTGGCAGGCGGCGATGGAGACCGGGGACCGAGACCAAGCCAAGTACCATACGCAGTACAACCAGGCTACGGCCAAGCTCATCGACTTGGAGGCCGAGGCGGAGCGTCGAGCGCTGATGGCCCGCGAATACATCAAGGCATCGGAGGCGAAGGAGGCGATGCTTCAACTGACGGGCGAATGGATCGAGGCGATGGAACGGATGCCGAGCGAACTCGGCGAGGCCTGCAACCCGAACGACCCGCCCAAGGCCATCGCCGTCTTGCAGGCGTACGTCCGCAAGGTCCGCGAGAAACTGAGCAGCCATGGACCGGGCTGAACTCCTGGGCATCGGCCGCGAATCCCTGACGCCGCCCGACAACGCCGACCCGGTGAAGTGGCTGGCGAGGAACATCACGCGCGTCCCTGCCGGTGCGTTCGCCGGCGGATACAACCCGAGCCGCTGGCCGTGGATCGCGGAGAGCCTGCGGCTGTTCCTCGACCCATCGACGCGGACGATGGTGGACCTCTGGTCGATTCAGACGGGCAAGACCTTGAAGGCCCGACTGGCGGCGACCTACCTGATGGCGAACGACCGTGGCAACATGGTCATCTACATGGACAACCAGGTGAACGCGGCGGACTTCACGATCCGTTACTTGCGGCCGATGTTCAACATGGTCGATGACGTGCGTCGGCACATCTCGCCGGCGGACAACCCGAAGAGCGACATCATCGACTTCGCGGACGGCACGATCGTCTACAACAACTCGGCCACGACGGAGAAGGACTTGCAGCGCATCTCGACGCGGTACGTCATCGGGGACGAAATCTGGCTCTGGAAGAAAGGCGCCGTGGCGCAGTCGATGGCCAGAACGAAGGCCTACGAATGGACGGCCAAGAAACTGTATCTCTCGCAGGCCGGCATGGTGGGCGACGACCTCGACAACATCTGGGGCATGACCACGCAGCACGAATGGAACATGGTGTGCCCCCTATGCAAGAAGCTCCAGCCCTGGGACTGGTCTTTCGTAAGGTTCCCTGAGCAGGCGAAAAGCCCGGCGGGATGGAACCACCTGATGGTCGAGAAGAATACGACCTACGAATGCTCAGGCTGTAAGGAGCATCTGCCCGATACGAACGAGACGCGCATCGCCTGCAACGCCGTAGAGAACGGGGCTCAGTTCGTCCAGATGGCCCAGCCTCAGAAGACGGGCTGGGTCGGTACGCACGTCAATGCCTTAGCCTCTACGAGCTGGGGCTCGCTGGCCGTGGACATGATCAAGAGCAAGGAAGCGTCGGAGGCCTACGGCGACGAGGAGGGCCGTAAGATTTTCAAGACCAAGTATCTGGCCATCCCCTGGAGCGACGACGGCGGAGCGATGGTGGTCTCGACTGAATCCTCGGACTACGCGATGGCGGACGACTGGGAGGCCGAGGCGGTCATCACCCCTGCCGGCAAAGTCGTGGACCGAGAGGGCGCGCCGAACGGATGCATCCCTTTCCGCGTCATCGGAATCGACGTCCAGCGAGGCCACTTTTTTGCCGTCTGCCGCCGCTTCGCCAAGTCAGGCCATAGCCGCCTGATGGCGTTTGAGAAGCTGGAGACTTGGCAAGACCTGGACGACTTCGTCAAGCGGATGGGAACGCACAAGGCCATGATCTGCGTGGACTCTGGCGACCAGACGCAGCTCGTCTACCAGCAGACGGCGGTGCGCGGCTGGAAGTGCTCCAAGGGTTCCGGCGCCGAGACGTTCGCGGTAGGCGACCGGGACGGGAACACCGTCCGCCGATTCTATTCGGAGAAGCAGGCCATCCTAGTCCCAGGGACGCAGGCCCGGGCATGGCTCATCTCGTTCAGTAACGTGATGGCCAAGGATTTACTCCACGGCCTTCGGGCGAGGAAGGTATTCGGGTTCGCCCGGGATGCCTCCCCCGAATACGTAGACCAATTGAATAGTGAGGTCCGCGTCCGCGATCGCCGGACGGGCAAGGCGACTTGGATTCTGCCTCAGGGCAAGCGGGATAATCACGCCCTCGACTGCGAAATCCTTTGCCTCCTCGTCGCCGTTAGATGGGGCGTCGTCGGGCGGGAAGCCACCGCGGACGACTTGCAACCTGGAGAAGGTCGGTCAACATGAAGGCAAGAGGGACGGTTCTGAAGCGTCGTAGGATGTGCGCCTACGGAGGCATAGGGTCGGGGCCGTCCCTCCCACCCGTTGCCTAGACCCGCAGATTTATGCAAGGATTGTTCATCGGACTATCGGAAGACGAACTGCTGGCCATCAAGACCAAGGCGGTCGAGATGATCATGCAGGGCAAGGTACTGATGTCATACGCCGACTCCGGCTCGTCCTCGACGAAGCAGTTCGCCTTGCCGCCCAAGGAGATGCTCGCCGAGGCCATGGGCGCGCTCAGTTTGCTGGACAGTGCAAAATACGGTCGCCGTCGGAATGTGATTAACACCCGCTACGACAACCGTAACAACGACTCTCAATATGGCCTCTAAGTCTCCGAAGAAGAAACCCGGCAAGCCTGTCATCAAGGCGCCGAAGAAGCCGGCCATCGCGGGCGGCGCCGTGCCTAAGCAGCAGGCCTACACCGAGAACGGTTCGGCCTATCCGCAGAACCCTCGATGGGAGAGCGTGACGCAGAGCAACGCCCGCCAGATTCTTTACATGGGCGCGAACGTGGACGCCCGCCGCGACCTCCGTTCCCGCGATCGGAACACGATGGTCAAGAAGTGCCGGTATGCCGAACGCAACTACGGCCTCTACAATCAGATTCTGAATGACACCGTGATGTACGTCGTGGGTTCGGGAATGCGTATGCAGGCCCACTGCGAAGACCCGGAAATCGGCCGCGAGCACATGGAATATTTCTATGAGGTCTCGCGTAAGTTGGACGTGACTGGCCGCTTCAGTTTCGAGGACTGCCAGAAACTCATCACCCGTGCCTGGATGCGAGACGGCGATACCTTCGCCGCCAAGGTCCGCAACGGCCGAGACGAGGCCCGCATCCAGCTCATCGAGGCCCACCGCGTGGGCGACCCTGCCGACCGCGACACGCCCGACCGTACTTGGGACGGCGTGGTCTTCGGCGACTTCGGCGAGATCGTGGGCTACTTCGTCTACCGCTCCGACGGCTCTAGCCGCCTGATGCCGGCGAACACCGTGATGCATATCGTGGACTTCAACTCGTCCAGCGCATCCCGCGGCACGCCCCTGCTACAGCATTCAATCAACAGCCTACAGGACATCGACGAGATCCTCGAAGCCGAGAAGCGCGCGGTCAAGGACCAGTCCGAGGTGACGCGTGTCCTGAACAAGGCGGGCGGCTTCATCGACGACAACATGGCAGCCGAACTTGGCGGCGGCGACCGATGCTTCTCTGGCGTCGTCGAGCAGGCCGGCGGCAAGCTTATCGTTTTGGAGCCCAATGAAAAACTTGAGCATCAGGAGTCTAGACGCCCCTCGGTGACGTTTAACGGATTTATCGCCGAGCTCCAGCGGGACGTGACCTTCGGTTCGCTCCCTTGGGATTTCGTAGTCGACCCCTCCAAACTGTCCGGGGCTGGCGTACGCCTGGCTGGCAACAAGGCCGACCGATTCATCAGCCATGTGCAGCAGATGGTCATCAATCAATTCTGCATCCCGACCTACCAGTACATCATCTCTGACGGTATCGCCAAGGGCCTCATCCGCGACGACCGCAACTGGTACAAGTGTTCGGTCATCACCCCGCCTTCCCTCACCGTTGACGCTGGCCGAGAAGCGCAGAGCGACCGCGAGGACATCAAGATGGGCCTCATGTCCCGCTCTGAATATTACAAGACCCACGGGACTGAGTTCTACAAGCAGATCGACAGCATCGCCGAGGAAATCGCTTACATCCGCCGCAAGGAAGTCGAACTCGGCCTGCCTTACGGAAGCATCTCTCAGACCTACCCTAACCCGGTCACGCCTGAGCAGAGTCAGCCCGCCAACACCCCTCCTCCCTCTACCCCCTAACACCCGTGCGTTTTCTTTCCCAGGGCCTCCGCGGCCTCGAGCCTCTCCTCATCAATCCCGTCCGGGCGAAGGACTACGTCGAAGCGTCCAAGGCCGCAGGCCTCGGCGACATGATCGCGCAGCTCTTCGGCGAATCGCCCAAGCCCTACGTCGTCGGAAACGTGGCGGTCATCCCGCTGTCAGGCCCGATCTCCAAGGGCGTCTCGCCTATCGAGCGCATGATGGGAGCGGCCGACGTGGACGTGGTCTCTGGTTGGCTCGACGAAGCCGCCGAGAATCCCGCCGTGGAGAAGGTGCTTCTCTTCGTCAACTCCCCGGGCGGCACGGTCACCGGCATCGAGGAACTTGCGGCCAAGGTCGCCAACTTCCCCAAGCCGACCCGTGCATTCGCGGATAACATGGCCGCGTCCGCTGGCTACTGGGTCGCCAGTCAGGCGGACGAGTTCGTCGTCACGCCGTCCTCCCAGATCGGCAGCATCGGCGTCTACATGGTGGTCCCGAATCTCGAAGAGTACTACGCCGCCCAGGGCATCAAGTTTGAGGTCATCGCCGCTGGCATCCACAAGGCCGCCGGCGCCGAAGGCCTCGCCCTGACCGACGACCAGCGTGCCTACCTTCAGGCCTCGGTCGAATCTACCCGTGACGAGTTCCGGGCCGCCGTCCGCAACAAGCGCCGCTATGTGCAGGACGCCGACATGGAAGGTCAGGTCTTCACGGGCAAGGAAGCCGCCGCCAAGGGTCTGGCCACGGGCATCGTCCAGAATCTCCGCGAAGCCCTCGCGTCCTTCTGATGCCTCAGACCATTCCCGTCCCTGACTATGTTTCCGAAGCCGCACGGCGCGGCCTTGAGTGGCACGCCGAAGGCAAGTCGGGCGACGGCGTGACGGACCAGACTATCCGCGAAGCCCGCGACATGGTCGAAGGTTCCATCTCTGAGGACAAGGTTCGCCGCATGGGGCCTTGGTTCCAGCGCCACCGTGGCGACATGGACGCCCCCAAGAACAAGCCCGACAATGAAGACTTCCCCGGTGCGGGAGCCGTAGCCTGGGCCTTGTGGGGTGGACCTACTTCGGGCGACATCATGCGGACGGCCAAGTGGGCCGAAGAGGAAGCCGCCCGTCTGGATCGCGAGGACGAAGACGACGACTCAAGCGACGACTCGGCCTCCGCCAAGTTGCCCGCCCCCGCAATTTTTAAGACCATGACTATCGAAGAAAAACTCGTCGCCGCCGAAGCCCTCGTCGCTTCCGCCTCTGCCGAACGTGACGACCTCCGCGCCACCGTGGAGAAGTTGACCGTCGGCGCTTCCTCGGAAGTCGAAGCCCTCAAGGTCGAAGCCGCCAGCAAGGACTCCAAGCTCGTCGAGCTGGAAGGCCTCCTCGCCGCTTCCGCCAAGCAAGTCGAAGAACTGACCGCCAAGGTCGCCGAACTCTCGGCCGTCCAGATCAGCGCCTCCGCCGAAGCCGCGGCCATCGTGGCCAAGGTCGGCGTCGCCGCCGTGGACCTTCCCCAGGGCGACAGCCCGGTCCGTGCCTCCGACAAGGAAATCGCTGAGCAGTATGCCACCATGCCCTTCGGCAAGGAGCGCACCGAGTTCCTCAAGAAGAACCGCGCCGCCATCTTCTCGGCTTCCAAGTAACCCTTTCCCCTCAACCCCTACTCTCTCCTAAACTAATATGTCCAACACCATCGCTGCCCAGCTGATCGTCGATACCCTCGCCGCCCAGTCCCAGACCATCCTCGCGAACCGCCTCGCCGCGCTCCGCAACTTCTCGACCGACTTCTCCACCGACGTCAAGAAGCCGAACGACACCATCCAGGTCGCCATCGCCTCCGCGACGGCCGCCACTCAGGTCAACCCCTCCGCCTTCAATGTCATCGGCGGCACGACCCTCTCGGCCACCTCGGTCGCCCTCGACCACGTCTATCAGCCCTTCGGTCTCGGCTACGCTGACATCCAGAACTCCATCCGCCTCGAGCGCCTGGTGAAGATCAACCTCGACGCCCTCGCCGACAAGATCTGGGCCCTCGCTACCGCCCCCATCACCGTCGCCAACTTCGGCGCCGCCGCCGTGACCGCTGCCGACAGCGCCGTCACCCCGGGCTCCGCTCAGCTCAAGGCCCTCTGGGCCGGTGTCAGCAAGGCCGGCCGTAAGGCCCTGATCGTGAACCCTGGCATCTACAGCCAGCTCATCCCGACCAGCACGACCTCCCTGCCCCTCTCGGAAGGTGCTTACGGTTTCGACGGTGGCGTCTACTACGCTTCCCAGTTCCCGTCCGAACTGAAGTTGGCCGGCTTCGCCTGTGCGCCTGAGGCCGTGGCTCTCGCGGCCGCCGCTCCTTCCCTCGACCACGTCCGCGACGGTATGCTCGTCTCGGAAGTCGTCGCCCTCGAAGGCCTCGGCATGAGCATCTACTACAACGTGTGGGCCGACAAGAGCACCCGCAACCTGGTCGCCTCGGCTGAACTCATGTTCGGCGCGAACAAGGCGGTCACGAACGGCACGATCGCCGCGGTCTACAACCCGTAATCGCCGGGGCTTAAAGCCCCACGATGAAAGGCCTCCAGAAATGGGGGCCTTTTTTTTGCCCACCTCCGCAGATGTATGAGCCTGTACGGTCAAGAGTTTCTGAACGATGCGAAGGAAATCACCTTCGACCTAGGTATCCCGTGCGCCACGGCCGGCTCGACCGTCACCTTCTCGGCCCTCATCTCGGAACCCGCCTACACGACCGGGCTTGAATCTGGGGGCTTTGTGGAGCGGACCCAGTACACCGTCCGCCTACCCGCTGCAACGGCCTCCTGGGCGAAGCCAGACGGGTCTACGGGGGCATCGGCGGCGGTCATCGTGGCAGGCGTTCCCATCGCCGCCCTAGGCATCGGCAAGAAACTGACGGTCGGGGGTAAGGTCGTCCGCATCACCAGCCAGACTTATAAGACCCTTTCGGCTTGGATCACCCTCGTGGTGATTGATGATAACCAATGAGCCTTGAGGGCCGCATCGAGCCTAAGAGCCGTGATGAGTTCATGGCTGCAATCAACCGTTTCGTCATGGGGACGAACGATGGCATGACCGATGTCTTCCTGGAGCAGGCCGCGCTCATGTGCCGCGACAGCATGATTTTCACCCCGCCGATCGTGAAGGCCGGGGGCGATGGCATGAGCGACGATGCCCGCATGGTGGGAAATGCCGCCATCAAGGGCGACGTCCATTCGGTCGTCGTCGGCCAGAGGTCAGGTTCGCTCAACGGCCGCCGCGGCCGCCTGTTCCGCAAGCTAGGTTCGGCCGCATTCATGAACAACCCTGCCAAGTTCTGGAAGATGGCGGGAGAGAATACCGACCTCTTTGCCGGCAACGCCCTTTACGCCCGGATGTTCGATAATGGATTCGGGACCAACAGGTCTTTCCGTAAGCTGAAGAACTACTTCAACCGCATCGGCCAAGAGGAGGCTGGCAATGCCATGAACCGTTCGGTCATCGACAGCGTCGAAGGCGTTAAGCAAGTCCACATGGCTGCGCTCAAGAAGTTCGGCGGACGCATCCGAAAGAACGGCGGTCCTGGCATCGAGTTCTGGCAGCGCGTCGAGGCCAAGGACGCAGTCCTTAAGCAATACATCAAGCAGCGCCAGCAATCGGTTGGCCGTATCAAGGCTGGCTGGTTGGACACCCTGGCTAAACTTCCGAAGCCTAAAGGCCTCAGTGGACCTAAGTCCCGAGCCAATGCCGGTCGTTCTAAGATTCCTCTCTGGCTCAAGAGGCATTCAAACACCGACGGGATCGTGGCCATGTCACGGCGCACGGTCGGCGAGCTCATCCTTGACCTGACGATTGGCAACCGAAAGGGCGACACGGATGGGATTGCAACCGCCGCGGACGTGAAGAACCTAGTCTACGGTAACCGCGTAAAGCAGATGCCTGCCATGATGGAAATCATGCTCAAGCATCACACGGAAAACTTTAACAAAAAACACGGAATCAAATAACCCAATGGGCTCCATCTCTCCCCGCCATATCGTTGAGGCCGTCCTCGACACCTTCCTCACCGCCGAGTCCGGGCTTGCCGGCGTGGCCGTCTACACGGGCGACAACGCCGAGATCAACGTGCTGCCCAAGTGCGTTGTCCTATGCGACTCGGCCCGGACGCCCCCCGAACTGCCAGAAGGCGCCGGAAACTACTTCTGCTCGGTCCGCGTGACCCTCTTCTCCAACGCCGACGATACGACCCTGACCCAGCACCGCGACCGATGCGCTGCCTTGGCCGGGGCCATGGCTGACATCGCCGGCATCAAGGCCGCCTTCCTGGCTGGCGGTGACGCCAAGTGCTACGACGTCATCCCTGACTCCGAGGACGAAGGCCGAGACGAACGCTCCTGGGCTACGGTCCTCAGCTACACGGTCCCCGTGGTCGTCAACCCAATCTCATAAGGGTTGCCCGTTCCCGCAGTTTCAAAGACTATGGCCGCTATCCTTACTGGAACTACTTGCCTCTACGGCATCGACGGAACTGTGACGAACTTGTTCGTGCAGTCCTTCTCCATCTCCGCTGGCTTCAACAATGAAGACACCGTCCAAGATGAGGCGGGCCTGACCAAGACCCACCGCCTGGACGATCGCAAGACGACCCTCTCCCTCGAAGGCATCTGCAAGACGGCGACCGTCCCTGTCCTCGGAACCACGATCACCTTCACGACCAACACCAATTCTTCTTACAATGCCGGAACTGCCACAAAGACCTTCACCGGAATCGTGACGAAAGTAGACGAGAAATCGGCCAATAAAGGTTTCACTTCGGTCTCCATCGAAGCGGTCGACTACGAAGGCATCGCTTACGCCTAATTGACACCGCCCCGAAAGGGGTAGAATCAAGGGCGTGGACGGAAGATTTCTGCGCGCCTTTACAGACCCGGCGGCCAAGGTACAAATCCTTGGCCGTCCTGTTTATCCGTTTTGCCTGAAGTACCGCGTGCGGCTTCTGGCCATCGAGTCCCCGCTGATCACGGGGGCCTCGGTCCCGACACCGCTCGACCTGTTCACGGCCGTCAAGATTTGCGCCGAGGAGCCCATCGGCGAGCTCGACCAGGACGAAGTGAAGTTCGTCAAAAGTTTCGACACCCGCCCGGGCAAGTTCCTGACCGAATGCGAAAGGTTCGCAGACTACTGCATGACGGACTGCTGGCCCAAGTTCTGGGACGCCCCTGAAAGCAAGCGAGGCACGGCCGAGGACGTGGGTATCCCGTGGCCGCTCGGGGTGGTGGCGGCGCTCATCAAGCACGGCATCGACGAGAAGCGTGCGTGGGAGATGCCGGAGTGTCAGGCCATCTGGCTGAACGCCGCATGGGCCGCGGCCAACGGGTCGGAGTCAAAGATTCTGACGACCGATGAGGAGGCCTTCATGGACGAGCAGGAACGCCTCGAAAAGGTTGCCCCCTCCGCAGAGGTAAAGAACCCCGAGACCAATGTCGCAGAAACTTGAATACGAACTGAAGGGAAAGTCGGACGTTGACCAGGTCACGAACCGGGCGAAGAAGTCCGTCGACTCCTTGGGCGACTCTTTCAAGAAGGCTGGCAAGGACATCGGCAACAAGATTGCGGGCTGGTTCGCGGCGACCTTGCTCTTCGACAAGGCCCTCGGTTTCGTCACCAATACTTTCAAGGAACTCGGCGCCGTCGCCGATCAGGTGGACCGTTCGGGTCTGTCGGCCGAGCAGTTCCAAGGCCTGGCCTTCGCGGCGCAGCAGTCCGGCGTGTCCGTCTCCGCCCTGGCTAAGGCGACCCGTCAGCTGCGCGTGGATATGGCCGAGGCCGCCGCCGGCACGGGGAAGAAGGTCGAGATGTTCAAGGCCCTCGGCATCTCGCTTGAGCAACTGAAGGCCGGGGACGCTACCGCGGTCTTCCTCGCCATCTCCAAGGCCATGGCCGGAAGCGCCGACGACTCCGAGCGCTTGCTCATCACGACGGCTTTCTTCGGGGACAAGATTGGCAATGACATCCTGCCCATGCTCGCCGAATACGAGAAGCTGACGAAGGACATCGCCAATGCCCCCATCGTGGACGCCAAGACGCTCAAGATGATCGGGGACTATAACGACGGCATGGACGCCATCACGGCCAAGATGAAGGTCTTCGTAGCCTTCATCTTCAAAGCCTACGACGGTTACTCCAGGTTCATCTCCAAGATCGCCGAGGGCGCCGCCACATTCGGATTCAACGTGCAGGACGCTGTCTTGCCTTCAGGCATGAAGGGAGCCGGAGCAAACATCGCGTCAGGCCTCCTGAGCAACGTGCCGCATACCGCCGCCCTTGTCGCGATGGGAGCAAGCGGAGCCACCAAGCAGACCGGCCCTGCCGCCTCAGACGCCAAGAAGAGCGAAGCCGCCAAAGCCATCCTCGCCGCCATCGGAGCCGCTGGAAAGGACGAGAAGGCCAAGGCCGCCGACACCAAGGACAAGACGGCCTCCGCGGTCTCCGGCAGCGTGATCGGCGTGGGCCAGAACCCCGTCGTCTCGGCGCTCATGGAACAGCAGGGCATCGCCCGCGAGCAGCTCGCCTGCCTTCAAGTCATCGCCGGCAGGACGAACGGCGCCGCGGTTGACCCGAACCTCACCAACAAGGGAGCCACCCCGAACACCCCTGCCACTCGCAGCGGACTCTAATTTCATAATAAAATGGCTATCGTAAAAGCAGGCAACGCCCTCACCACCAAGATGCTCCAGCCCGGGGGCGTCTACCAGACGGATGGCTACGGCCTCCTCACTGGCCGCGTAACGTACCTGGTCGACAAGGCCTCAGGCGGTACGGCAGTCTCTGGCGGTCAGGTCCATCCGAACTACGCCGCCCTGTTCGTCCACAAGTTCTCGCTGACAAAGGGCGCCCTGGACCTCGACACGATCGACGCGGAGTACGTAGGCATCGACCCGGAGGTCCAGCCTAACGTCACCCTTCCGAACGTCACCGCCTCGACAGGCTTGACGTCTGAGCACATCACGACCCATCCGAACTTCTTCGGCCCGACCGCTCCCTTCACGACAGCCATCGCCGGCAACGGAACGACCTTCACGGCCTCCAGCATCAACTCCGAGTACCGCGTAGGCGGAGAGTTCGGCGCTCACTTCAAGGGGACGGCCACGAACGCCGGCGGCTTCGTCGGCTTCCTCGATTCTACGACCGGGGCGAAGCAGGCCTTCTACGGAAAGAACCAATACCTCGCCCCGACGACCTCCTTCTCTGGCTCGATCTATACCGACCGAATCGCCGATGTCGCGAAGATGAGGAACGCCGTCGGCAAGACCAGTAACACCAACCAATTCTCTGGACTGAAGCTAATCCCAGACCACATCGGCACGACCTGGACGACGACGGTCAAGACCGTGGAAATGGACACCATCCTGCTGTCTCAGGTCAGTTTCGAGGACTACTGCGTGCTCAAGACAGGCGTCCCGAAAATCTTCAAGATTAACTACGAGATTCGGTTCAACGCCGAAGGCTATCCCAAGCAAGTCTACACCCGGGCGACGGGCGGAACATGAGCAAGATTCAACCGGGCAACGGCTACGGCTTCACCTCCAGTGGGTACGGCTTCAGCATCAACGCGGGCTCGCCTTTCAACGACCCGGAGCAGGGCGAGTACCGTCCCCTCTTCTGTTCGTACAACGGAACGAACAAATACCTCATCTCTCCGGGCACGGTCAACCGCATCGTCCCGAAGATCGGTTCGGTTTATCTGGACGCATCGGAGAAACCTGAACTTACGATTCCCTCAAGCGGCTACATCTGCGTCATGCTCACCCATGAGGTGGACAGTTTCTTCCCGCGCACGGCGACCATCGTCTTCCATGCAGGCGCCGTCGCCCCTGGGGATACGGAGACCACGGGCTACTATCCGCTCGCAAAGGTCAACGTCACCGAGACCGAGGAGGGAACGAAGTACGAGACCATCCCCTTCTCTTACGGTAACCTCGTCTGCAACCGCCTTAAGGCCGGCGCCAATACGGCCGTCTGGTACTGGGCCGCCATCAGTTCCCAACCTTCGGTCTGATCATGGCCTACCCGCCGTGGAACCCGACGACCAGCTACCCGGTCGATTCCATCGTCAGTTATAACGGCGTCCCCTATCAGGCCACGCGGTACCATCTCTCGACGAACAACGACCCGCCCAACGTCGAGGTCAGGACCATTGAGACCTTGTTCGGACCGCAGCGCGGCTGGACCGTCTACGGAGGACCGCAGCCCGCTGGCTCTTTCGGCGGAGTGGCGTTTGCGAGCATGACGGCGACTAAGCAGCCATACGATCCCGACGATGACTGGACATCTGCCATAGTCCCGAGCAATCAGGAGCAGATTGGACCTTACTTCGTAGGCGGTTCATCCACTTTATATCAAGGCACCAACAACGCGCCAACCTTCCAATGCCCGAAGGGAGACTGCCAGGTCTTCTTCAACGGCGGCGTATACTACGGGGCGGTCAATCACTTTGAGTTCACCGTCCTTACCAACCCGAGGCTCGTCACCCTTCCCGATGGCCGGACATTCTATACGAATGGAGACCTCGAGGATACCAACACGACCTACGTCTTCTTCTTCCATGACGCTTCATGGGCATACCGCCGGACCTTCGAGGTCAGGTATATGCAGGGCTCGGATGAGATCGTCAGGACGTTTACCGGCGCTCAGAAGTTTTACATCCGCCCGCCGTTCATTCTGCCTGTGCAACCCTTCCCGCCGTTCACGGCTTGGGATGAACCTTACTTCGCTCCTGGGAACGAGGCCTTCACGGTGACATGGTCGCTTGAGGACGCCGACAGCCCGTCAGGCTTCAAGGTTACGAACGTCTACTGACCCCATCCCTAGTCGAACCTTTCGACGGGATGCCCGCCCCCGCAGATTTAGACCGACATGGCTAACACCGTCACATTCTCCCGAGGCGATTCCTTCGCCTGCTCCTGGACATGGAACCCGGCCGCGGGCGAACTGGCCAACCTGATCGGCACGACCATCACCTCGACCTTGCGCGATCATTGCGGCTCCGAGTACGACATGACGGTCACCCTGGCCCCTAACGGCCTTAGCTTCACGACGACCTACCTCGGCGATACCTCCAACTGGCATCTCGGGCTGGCCAGCTGGGACATCCGCTTTCAGTTCCCCGGCAATCCCGTGACCCATTCCAACCTCTTCCGCGTCAAGGTGGAGGAGACCATCACTCAAGCATAACATGGCGACCATCAACGGCACGTTCAACTCCCTCGTCGGCGGGACCATCTCGGGTTCGGTCGGAGTCCCAGGCCCCGCCGGCCAGACCGGCCCCGCCGGACCGCAAGGTTTGCCCGGTACGCCCGGAGCCCCTGGCGTCGGCGTTCCCGCTGGCGGCCTTACGGGTCAGGTTCTCCTCAAGGTAACCGACACCTCCTACGACACCGCTTGGTTCGATAACTACGCGGCCACCGTTCAGTCCACCGTCCGCAACGAGACGGGGGCCACGCTGACCAAGGGAACGGTGGTCTACATCTCCGGCGCGTCTGGCAACAAGCCGCTCGTCTCCAAGGCCAGCGCCTCGACCGAAGCCGGTTCGTCCAAGACCTTCGCCATTCTCGCGGCCGACATCCTCACGAACCAGAACGGGCAGGCCGTCACGATGGGCCTCCTCAAGGGCCTCGACACATCGGCCTTTACGGCAGGCGCTAACCTCTGGCTCTCGACCACGCCCGGCCAGATCGTCAGCCCGACGCCTCCCGCTTCCCCTGCCCACGCGGTCTTCCTAGGCAACGTGGTTCGCGTCCATGCGACTCAGGGCGAAATCGAAGTCCGCATCCAGAACGGTTACGAACTCGGCGAGCTGCACGACGTACTCCTGACCAGCCCGACTAACGGCCAGGTTCTGAAGTACGACTCGGCCTCGGGCCTGTGGGTCAACGGCAACGTCCCAGCTGACTTCATTACCAGCGTCTCGTCGCCTCTGTCGGTCAACTCTGGAGTCCTATCCGTCAACCTTGCTGGTTACGCGACGGAGTCCTTCGTCACGTCCCAGGGCTATATCACCTCGTCTGCCCTAGCCCCCTATCTAACCTCCTCGGCGGCGGCGGCCACCTATTTCACCATCGCTTCGGCTGCTGGTAAGGCGAACCTCTCCGGGGCGACCTTTACGGGTAAGGTCAACCTCCCAGACCTCGGCGTAAATACTCCTTCTCTAAACCTCGGTGGCACCGCCCTAAGCACGACCGCTACGTCGGCGTCCTCCGGCGATGTTTGGATCTCTGGAGCGACTTCCCCGAAACTCACATATAAGGTCGGCGGCGCTAACCTTTATTGTGCGACCTCGAACCTGACGAATACTTTCACGTCTTCGCAAATCATCGACGTCACGACGGCGACCTCTGCGGCCCTGCGCGTTACGCAGAAAGGAACGGGCAATGCAATCGAAGTCGAGGACAGCACCTCCCCAGACTCGACCCGCTTCGTGGTCGACCAGTTCGGCAAGGTCGGCGTGGGCGTGGCCCCGGATGCGACCGCCGCGCTGAAGGTGGACACGAACGGCATCATGTTCGGCAACGGGTCTGTCCAGACTGTGGCCGCTAATCCGTTCACCGGCGGCGCGATCACAACCCCGATTACTTACGACAACGGCTCCGGCTATATCTCTACTTTTGCGGCCAATTCAATCGGCATCAATGAAGGGGGAGATACCGTCCCTCTCAAGAACGCCAACTTCAACGAGAACCGTTTCTACCTGTTCAGCCAGCAGGTCGGGTCTTACAGTGACATTGTTCGGACTGCTGAACTTAGCCTAAATGGGTTTTCATCCGTTTATACAAGTGCCGGTTTTGAGTACAACCTTCAGATGGGCGTCAGTGGGATTAGTTTCTCTCAGTCTAACTCTATCACGCCTTCGGACAATAAAGCATTCTCGCTTGGAGCTTCGGGCGTTTCATTCCGTGATGCAGGACAATCTACGGCCTGTTCGTTCACTCCCTCTGGCATCACGTTCCAAGACGGTACGGTGCAGACGACTGCCGCAACTGGTGGAGGCGCGACCGAGTCTTGGGTAAGTTCTAACTTCTATCCCCTGAGCGGAAACCCCAGCGGGTTCGTCGATTCAGGTTACGTTTCTTCTTACGCTTACCCTCTAAGCGGAAACCCTTCCGGCTTCATGTCCTCGCCAGGCAGCGGTTCGTATGTCTGGTATTCTGGCGGTTGGTATCCTGCCAACCTGACCACGGTCTACGACACCTCTTACAACTACGTCAATGTCCTCACCTTCTAAACTCTACATCCCGGTCGAGGCTGGCAAGGTCGGCGTCTATTACGACCCGATCACCAAGGTCATCTCGCACTACGCTACCTACGCCCACAAGGGAACCATCGTCACGGGTATGCCCGTGCTGATCGCCGACAATGACGCCGCCCTTAAGGTCGCCATTGCGGCCGCCGGACTTATCGAACGCAAATGATTATCGCCATCCTCTCCTTCCTCGCTGGTCTGGTGACCGGCCTGCTCGTCTCGCGGAAGCACCGCGCAAAGCTCGAGTCAGCCGAGTCCAAGACCCGTTCCCTGCTCGACGCCTTGAAGGGCAAGTAAGGCCATGCGCTTGCTCCTGGTCATCGCCTTGCTGGCCCTGACCGGGTGCACCCGCAAGCCCACGCTGGAGCCCCTGCCTGTCCAGCCTCCCGCCCCGACCAAGCCTGACGTCGTCCAGACCCTAGGCAAAGACCTGGACAAGACGGATCACCGCGTCGCCTCGGCCCTAGTGGCAATCGAGCGCAACGCCGACAAGCCCAAGGTCGTGGTCGCCGAGTCCCGTCTCGCCCAGTCCTACCTCCCGCAGCCGCCCGAGGCCGACGTGGCCTTCGCCATGGCACGGGCTACCAAGGCCGACCCCATCGACTATCAGAAGCAGATGGCCTTTGGTCGCCAACTCGCCACCGCCGTGACCAAGGCCTGGGAGAAGCTCGAAGCCCAGCAGGCCGAAGCCCTCCGCGTCTCTCAGCTGAAGGACGCCCGGATCGTCGAACTCACCAAGGAGGTCGAGCGCGTGAAGAAGGACGCCATGTCCCAGACGTGGACGCTCGTCGGCGCCGGCCTCGCCGTATGTGGGGCGCTGTGCGTCGCCTTCCTAGGCCCCCGCATTGGCCTGCCCCTGCTCCTCTGCGGAGCCTTCTGCGGCTCGGTGCCGTTCATAATCGACAGTCCCTGGTTTGAATATGCGGCCGGGGCGACGCTTGTGATTTCCTGCGGCCTCGGACTATGGTGGCTGGCCGACAAGGTCCGCGACTCCGTCAACAAGACCCCTCCGACCGATGAGCAAGCCCCCCCGCAAGTCTGACCCTCCCGCGGTCAAATACGCGGAGCCCCACTTCACCTTCCGCATCCTAGGCAAGGTCAAGCCCTCGCATAATCCCAACTGCAAGACCCCCTTCGGATATTGTTGGAAAGGCTACGGAGACATCCACATCGACCCCCGCCAGCCCGAGCACGAGCTCATCGACACGGTCGTCCACGAGCTCATCCATGACACCTATCCCTTCCTGGACGAAGACGCGGTCGAGGCCGGTGCGACCCGCATCGCCGAATCCCTGTGGCGAATGGGCTACCGCCGCACCGTCATCAACCCATGAGCCCTCCCGCTTCCCCTATCGACCCGGAGGCCATATCCCCCGAACTCAAGCAGGCCGGCATCGCCGGTCTCCTGGGCATGATGGGCATGGCCGTGAAAATCATCCTGACCGAGGAGAGCATGAAGGTCGGGCAAATCATCCTGCACCTCTTCGCCGCGGTCGTCGTCGCCATCCTGTCGGGATACGCCCTCTCGGACTACCTCACCAACCCTAAGATGCTCTGGGCGGCCAACGGCGTCGCCGGCTTCATGGCCATCCGCATCGCCATGTGGGCGGAGCGAGTCGTCGGCGCGAAGCTCGACGAGGCCGAGGCGAAGATCACGAAGAAACCCAAGACCAAGAAGACCGATGCAAAGCGACCAGCCAAGCGCCGCAAGTAACCTCCTTTGGGCGGTCATCCTGCTTACCCTGGCAGCCGGAGCCACGGCGTCCGCGTCCGCCTACACGGCATCCTTCGTGCTCGACCAGTTGCACTCGACTGATGCGCTTGTCCTTTTGGTCGTCGATGGCCAAGGACTGAAGTCCGACTCCGCAAGCCTGGAGCGCAACCTGTCCTCGGCGACCTTAGCCCTTCAGTCCGTCCGCGATCTCGGGATGGCCCTCGGATTCGGTTGCGTGGCCGTGGCCGTGGCGGTCGGATTTAGGGTCTGGAAGGGTAGACAGTCGCCCAAGTAGGGAAAAGGCCGCCACGGGGCAGGGAGAGGCCTTTAAAGGGGTGTCCTAGGGACGGCCTAGGGCTGGCTTTTGACCCCCTAAAAGCCCCCGTCAAAGATTTCTGCTAAAAGGTTTGACTGAATGCATTCGGTGACTGAATGTAGTCGGGCACAACCGCACAACACATGAACACCATCAACACCGCCTCCAACCTCTCGCGCCTCTCCCTCAAGTCTTTCAAGACTGTCAAGTGGATGAGCGAAGAGACCACCTGCTTCACCGCTCTCGTCGTCCTCGACGGCAAGACGATCGGCGAAGCGAGCAACGAAGGCCACGGAGGCTCGACCTTCGTTCACTTCGTCAATCCCGCCACCAAGGCCACCGCCGAGGACTTCGCCAAGTCTATTAGCCCCGCCGATGTAAAGGGCTGGGAGTTTCTCGCCGACAAGGGTTTCGATTTCGCCGACTTGGTTGACATCATCGTCGGCAAGGAAGAGGAGAAGAAGGAAACCGCCCGCATCGTCGCCAAGGTTCGCCGCGAGGCCATCAAGAAGGCCCACTACCTCAAGACTACCACGCAGAAGGGCTTCGTCTCCTGCTTCAAGAATGTGACCGACCTCAACCGAGACAAGGCCGTCGCCCAAGCCAAGGCTAACCCCGAGTTCAAGACGATGGTCGCAGACATGACCGATGCCGAAATCGCCGAGTGGTTCATCGCTTAATCGCCCTCAACACCTACGCACATGAAAGCCCTCGTCACCCTCACCGCCATCGTCATCTTCGGATGGCTCGCCGTCGTCACCTTCTGCGGCCCGGAACTCTACCGCGCCATCAACGGCCCCGAGCCCGTCAAGGCCAAGGTCATCCACCGCCGCGCCCGCTGATCGCCATGCTCGACGAAATCTTCCGCAAGGTCGAATCGCAGTTCAACGTGCGTCCCTCCACCCGCAAGCCCTCCGCCCCTCGCGGCGTGGCCATGCTTGCCAAGACCTACTGCGGCGAACTCCCCGCCTTCTACGCGGTCGAGCCTAAGGTGGACGGCGTCCGCGTGATCGTCACCGCCGACCTCGACAACGGCGTGGTCACCTTCGCCTCCCGCCGTGGCAATCGCCTCCGCTCCCTAGACCATCTCGCCCAGGATGTGCTCGACCTCTTCGGCGCTTTCCGCGGAATCTGGACCCTCGACTGCGAGGCCGTCGCCGGCAAAGGTTTCTTCAATGACGTCGGCGAAATCCGCTCCGAGGCCCCGGCCCTCGACGCCCGCCTCTGGGTCTTCGACGTCCCCTGCATGAGCAGCAGTTCCTACCGCGAACGCCGCAAGGTGCTCGCCGACATCTTCGAGGCCGCCATGCCCAAGCCCTGCTCCCTCCTCCTCGTCCCTTCCCTCGTCGGCGTCCTGCCCGAGGAGGCCTTCCGCGACTTCACGGCGCAAGGTTTCGAGGGCGTCATGGTCAAGGACACCTCCGCCCCTTACACGCACGGCGTCCGTTCCGCAGCTTGGCAGAAAC